AAAGTTGTACAGTATCAAGCTGTTATGCAAATGGCACAGCAGAACCCAGACATCTATGACTTACCAGAACTTAACAGACAGATGCTAGACGTACTCGGTGTAAAGAACGCAGAGAAACTCATTCCTAATAAAGATGATATTAAACAGTTAGGTCCTGTAACAGAAAATATGAATATTATTAATGGTAAGCCAGTAAAAGCGTTTCTTGACCAAGATCATGAAGCTCATATCGCAGTACATATGGCATTTACTGATGATCCTTTAATTAGAAAGCTTGTGGGACAAAGTACAAAAGCAGGAATGATACAAGCTGCTATGGAAGCTCATATTGCAGAACACGTTGCTTTTCAATATAGATTAGAAATAGAAAGAAAACTAGGTGTACCTCTTCCACCAATGGATGAACCACTACCAGTAGATATTGAAAACGAAGTTGCTAGATTAACAGCTGAAGCTGCACCAAAAGTTTTAGGAGACAGTAGTCTAAAAGCGTCTGAAGAAGAAAGACAACAACAAGCTCAAGACCCTGTATTACAAATGCAACAAGCAGAGCTTCAAATTAAACAAGAAGAAGCCAAGACTAAAGCCCAGAAAGTGATGGCTGATATTCAACTTGATATAGCTAAACTTGAACTTGATAAACAAAAAGCAACAATAGAAGTACAGAAAGATGTAATGCTTGCACAAACCAAAATCAAGTCTACTGAATCTATAGCAGGAGCTAAAATTGGAGCTGAAGCTGAAATGCAACAGAAAGACATAACAACTAAAGAAGTTATAGAAGGTGCTAAATTAGGAGCACAAGCAATTAACAAAGAAAAAGATATGGCTTTACGCTCAGAAGAATCTAGGTTACGTAACGAAACTATTGCACATACGCAAAAGTTAAAAGACGGAACTCAGGTAGATGTAACTAAACTTAAGGATGAAACTCAACTAAACAAAAAGGAATAACATGACAGAGAAAGAAACGCTCTTATATTTATCAGGCCTGATAAAAGAGAGACGCAACGAAGTAGTAGAAAATATGGCCAGAGGGACTGAAAAGTTTGAAGCTTATCAACATGCTTGTGGACAAGTTAGAGGATTTGATTCAGTCCAAATGATGATATCTGATATGATAACAAAACTAACTAAAGACAACGAAGACTTTGAAAGTAGTCCTACGGATAGTGTTGTGAAGATAGGGGGTAAAAAATGACTATAGCCACCCCAGATAAACAAATAGTCTCCAGCTCTGGAGCACCTATTAAAACTAAAAATACTAAAACCACTGACGGTAAGAAAGTTAGCGAAGAAGAAGCACTAGCTAAACTAACTACGCAGTTACCTGATGTTAAAGGATACCGCATATTATGTATGGTGCCTGAAGCAGAAGATACTTATGAAGGTGGGATTATTAAATCAGATTCTGTAAAACAATTACAAGAACATGCAACAGTGGTCTTATTTGTTATGCAGCTAGGAGATTTAGCTTATCAAGACAAAGCTAGGTTTCCAACAGGAGCATGGTGTAAAGAAGGAGACTTCGTTATTACTCGTGCTTATGCAGGTACTAGAATTAAAATTCACGGAAAAGAATTCCGCATAATAAACGACGATACCGTAGAAGCAGTGGTCGATGACCCTCGTGGCTACGAACGCGCATAGGAGAATAGCATGGCTGAAATTATAAATGAAATACCCGATGAATTAGAGATGGAGGGGGAAGAGTTAGAAGTCGATTTAAATACCGGAACAGACAAACCCGAAAAATCTACTTCAGATGTAGAAAGAGTAGAACCTCAAAAACCTAAACAAGAAGAATTGTTTATAGAGGAAGAAGATGATACTCCTCCTGAAGATAGAGGGAAAGAACCCCTACCAGAGGAGATTGTAAAAGAGGTAGAGGAAGATACTCTTGAAGGTTACTCTGAACGTGTTAAACAACGTATGGCGCAATTGAAGAAGATGCATCATGATGAAAGACGCGAGAAAGAGAAAGCTGAAAGAGAAAGACAAGAGGCTGTGAGTTATGCGCAGCAAGTAGCGGATCAAAATAAAAAATTACAGTCTACACTAAGTACAGGCGAGGAAGACTATATTAAGACTTTAGTCAGTGCTTCTGAAACTGAGTTAAATTTAGCTAAACGTGATTATAAGGAAGCTTATGATTCTGGAGATACTGAAAAAATAGTTGAAGCTCAAGGAGCAATGAATAGTGCTCAAATGAAACTAGCGCAAGCTAGCGGACTAAAGCCTCAATATACTACTTCACAAATACCAGAAAATAGTGTAGAGTCTAATCAACAACAAGTACGACCTCAAGTCGCTAAACCAGATGCTAAAGCGCAAGCTTGGCAAGATACAAATACTTGGTTTGGTAAAGATGAAGAAATGACTTCATTGGCTTTAGGGGTACATGAAAAATTAGTTAGAAATGGGTTAAGTCCTACTTCTGACGAATACTATCGTCGTATAGATGAAACGATGCAAAAACGATTCCCTGAAAATTTTGGGGATAATTCGTTGGAACCGGATAGACCCGCCCAACGCAAACCTTCGAATGTAGTTGCGCCGGCAACGCGTAGTACCGCGCCAAGAAAAGTACGTCTTTCTAAGACACAGGTTGCTTTTGCTAAAAAGCTTAAGTTAACACCGGAACAATATGCACGAGAAATGATAAAATTGGAGAACGCAAATGGATAAGGTAATTAAAAGAGAATCAAGAGATACTGAAGTAAGAGAAGACGTAGCAAAAAAATGGCAACCTGCCTCACTCCTTCCAGATTTTGATAAAAAAGCTGGGTGGGCCTACCGTTGGATTCGAGTTTCTTTATTGAATGAGCCTGATAACATGAACGTATCTTCAAAAATGCGTGAAGGCTGGGAGCCGGTGAAGCATTCGGAACACCCAGAAGTCGTATTACAAGCAGACCCCAATAGCCAATTTAAAGAAGGCATAGAAATTGGAGGTCTATTATTATGTAAAGCTCCTCAAGAACTTATGGACCAAAGAGCGGCTTTTGTAAAAAATAAAACAAAAGCACAGACTGATGCAGTTGACCAATCATATTTGAATCAAAGTGATCCACGTATGCCTAAGTTTGCTGAAGGTCAAGAAAATGGTCGTAGTTTTGGAAAGGGCAAAAAATAAATAGGAGAAACAATCATGGCAACTACAGCTACGCCCTATGGGCTTAAAGCAGTAAACCATATAGGCGGTACCCCTTATGCGGGCTCTACGCGTCTATTACCGATTGCTTCTGGATACGCAACTAATATATACAATGGCTCGGTTGTTGCAATCGTAGCCGCGGGAACTGTTGAAATTGTTACAGATTTAGGTAACAACGCAGACGCATTCCCTGCTGGTGTTATTGGTGTTTTTGTAGGTTGTACTTACACAGACCCTAACGCCGGCACAGTAGTGTTTAGACAAAACTGGCCAACAGGCACAGTGGCAGATGACGCTCAAGCATATATTATTGACGACCCAGATGTAGTCTTTATGGCACAAGCGGACGGCGCAGTTACACAAGCTGATTTAGGTCAGAATACTAACTTCGCAGCAGTTCAATCTACAACTACAGGCGATACTACAAATGGTAATTCTAATAGTGCAGTATCTTCTACAACAGCGGTAACAGCAACTATTGCTTTCCGTATTGTTGACTTTGTAGATAGTCCAACTTCAACCGTGGGTGATGCATTCACAGACTTATTAATTAAGTTTAATGCAGGTATTCACTCATATGACAATGCAACTGGAATCTAATTAAGGAGAATAAAACATGGCAATTTCAAGAGCCCAGCTCCTTAAGGAGCTATTACCAGGCCTTAACGCTCTATTCGGTTTAGAATATGAGAAATATGGCGAAGAACATAAAGAGATTTACGAAACTGAATCTTCTGATCGTTCTTTTGAAGAAGAAACAAAACTAGCTGGCTTTGCAGCCGCACCTCTTAAATCTGAGGGAGCAGCTATTGCGTATGACAACGCACAAGAAGCTTTTACAGCTAGATACAACCACGTAACAATTGCTTTAGGTTTCAGTTTAACTGAAGAAGCAGTTGAAGATAATCTATATGATAGTCTTTCAGCTCGTTATACTAAAGCTCTTGCTCGTTCAATGGCAAATACTAAGCAAGTTCGCGCAGCTAACGTTTTAAACAATGGTTACAGCCAGAACTTTCTTGGTGGCGATAACCGTTCATTGTTTGGTACTAATGCCGCTGGTGCAGTTACTAACCACCCATTAGTTTCAGGTGGTACTAATAGTAATACACAAGCGACACCAACAGACCTTAACGAAACAGCATTAGAAAACGCAGTGATTCAAATCGCAGCTTGGACTGATGAAAGAGGTCTATTGATTGCAGCTAAACCACGTAAGTTGGTTATTCCACCAGCTCTTCAATTCGTTGCTACTCGTTTGCTTGACACACAACTTCGTGTATCTACAGCAGATAACGACATCAATGCATTAAGAACTAACGGTGCAATACCAGAAGGTTATACAGTAAACCACTTCTTAACAGACGGTGACGCTTACTTCCTAACCACTGATGTACCTAACGGTATGAAGCACTTTGAAAGAACTGCTTTAACAACTTCGATGGATGGTGATTTCGATACCGGGAATGTAAGATATAAAGCCCGTGAGAGATATTCATTCGGTTGGAGTGATCCACTAGGTATGTGGGGTTCACCAGGTGCATAAGTAGTTTTACTTAGCACTACCTCTGAAAAGCCTGGCTCCTCTCTGCTGGGCTTTTCTTTTTTAAACTCATGATTTTACGCAGCATATAACTTAAATAAATATATATAATTCTTCTATCAGCAATGCTGAAATTTAAAATAAAGGAGAAATATTATGTGGACTAAACCAGCTGCTACAGAAATGAGATTCGGTTTTGAAGTAACAATGTACGTAATGAACAAGTAATTTTTTGTTTTAAACTAAGGGGCTCCGGCCCCTTTTTTGTTGTATAATGATACGAAAACGTGTAACATTAATTATCTGGGATTTACCAGCTTATCATGACTGCCCCAGCAGACGCATACACGACAGATAAGCTTAACTTTGTATGGAGAAACAATTATGTCAAGAACTACATTTTCAGGACCAGTCGTATCACAAAGCGGCTTTCTGTCCGACCACACCACCGCAGCAGCTATTAATGCAACTGCAGCTGCAACCGCAGCACAAGTAGCTACAGGGTATATCACCTCAACATCCGCAGCAGCAACAAATATTACATTTCCAACTGGAACTCTTTTAGGTGCTGAATTACAAGCAACTGCAGGAACAGTTCTTGATTTAGTCGTTGATAACACTGCTGGTGCTAGTACAGTAACAATGGTTGTTGGTGTAAATGCAATTTTATCAGACGCTGCTACTACTACTGCAGGCTCTTTTGGTGATCTAAGTATTGCCGCAGGCGTTACAGGTATAGCTCGGTATACTTTATTATTTAGTAGCGCTACTGCTTATACTATTACACGTACTGCTTAAATAGGAGATAGACATGGAACAGACAGATATTTGGTCGATTAATCCATCTACCTCAGCTACATTTTTTAAGACTGCAGCAGTTGTTACAGGAGGAGTATTTCCTAGAGCATTAACATTAACTAATACTGACCCTGTTGTCGCTAAAGAAGGCGCAGGTTATAGACTTGTGTTTACTTCTGCAGGCAATGACAGCGGTATTACATTTACTATTAATGGAGCTGTCGTAGGCAATCTTGTAGATGGCCCTAGTGGTGTTAATTACCCTGAAGTAGTTACTGGTGGAAACGCCGGTGCTGTTAACTCAGTATATTACTACTCAAGAATAGATAGTATTGTAATTAGTGGTGCAGCCGCAGGCACTGTTTCTGTAGGTACAGTAGGAGATTTAGCTTTACCTCGTTGTAGAGTTAAAGGTTTTTATATTGTTAGTGCTGCAGGTGCTGGAAGTTTAAAAATAGACCGCCACACTCATACTACTACTAATGGAACACCTACTACAGTTACTCCTGGAATAGCAGAAAACATATTAGATATAACTACACCAGGCGGTGTTACGCTAACCCAATTTTTATCTTTACCGGGGCAAGGGATTTTAACCGGTAAGCAACAAAATGACTTTTCTGTAGTAGTTGCAACTACTCTTACAGACTTCACGTTGTTCTGTGCATAAAATATGGATGAAGAGCCCAAACCGATTAAGAATGATGAGCGCCTCGAAGAACTGAGGCGTTGGTTTGAAGCATTAGGAGATTGTGTATAGATGGCAACACCTAGAAAAAAGGGAATGGGAATAAAGACTTCGGTTAAGTCAGGTAACTTTAGAAAGACTAAAACAGGAGCGGGGATGACAACGAAGGGTGTTAAAGCCTACCGGAAAGCAAACCCAGGTTCCAAACTTAAAACAGCGGTAACAGGGAAAGTTAAGAAAGGTTCTAAAGATGCAAAGAGACGTAAGTCATTTTGTGCAAGATCGGCAGGACAGATGAAGAAGTTTCCTAAAGCTGCTAAAGACCCTAACTCTAGATTGCGTCAAGCACGTAAACGATGGAAATGTTAAACATGGATGAGACAACAAAACACTTGATAGACTTATCGGCTATCTTTACCGCGGTAGGTACTATGATGTCGATACTACCTGTATTAGCTTCACTTTTTACTATTATATGGATGGGTATCCGCATTTGGGAAACCAAGACAGTGCAAAAGCTATTTGGTAAAAAAGAAGTTATTGAAGACGAGGGTGCTAAACCAAGAAAGCCTGAAGCTTCGAGTAATAGAGTTAAAAAATAAACTAAGGAGAAAGACATGAATAAAAGAACTAAACACATTATGAATGAGAAGGATGAGATTCGTCGTGTGGATAAAGAAATTCGTAAAAATGAAGGATATGCAACAGGCGGAATGCTAGCAAGGACAGGCGGATCTTCAGCTCTTATGAATGCTAAAGGCAAGAAAATGATGGGCGGCGGCAAAGTCAAAGCATACAAGAAAGGCGGATCAGTTGGTTCAGCATCTAAACGCGCAGACGGTATTGCACAAAGAGGCCACACACGCGGTCGCATCGTTTAATTAAGGAGAACTAGAATGACTAAAGAAGAAAGACTAGCTGCTAGAAAAAAAACAATGGCGGATATTGTTGCAAAAAGAGACGCAGGAATTGCCAGAGAAAAAAATAAATCCTCTAGCGCTAAAGAAAAAAGAGCTAAAAAAAATACAGAGTTTTCAGCCAAAGTAAAAGAAGTTAATAAAACTAGAAAAGCTAAACAAAAAGCTAAAGATGAAAAAAGAATAGCGGCTAGAAAAAAAGTAGTAAATAAGATTGATAAGGGAGTAGATGCAACAATTGCTAGAGGAAAGAAACAAAGAGCAGATAACATAGCAAAAAGAAAAGCAAGTTACGATAAATTTAGACCTAATCCTAAAGCTAAAGCTAAAACTCAAACTAAATCTACTACATCTAAATCAGCACCAAGAGCTGTAGATAAAGGTGGAAGATTAAGCGCTAGAGGTTCAGAAGGATTTAAACCTACTAATACTCGAAGAGGGCCTGACATGAGTACGGTTAATAAAAAAGGCGAAAAAGGCGGCGGCGGTGCAGATAGACCTAGAAGAAAAGGACCATCAGGACCAAGCATGACTTCTATGGGCGGTGCAAAACTTAAACCTAGAAATAAAGATCCAAAAGTTAATCTGAAGAAACGGGGACCTAGTAGACCAAGCATGATGGGTTTTAGATCAGGTGGATCTATTGATGGATGTGCTAAACGCGGACTTACAAAGGCTAAAGGCTCTAGCTAGTGAGGGCTTCTCGTGGAATGGGTATAATAAACCCAAAGAAATTAAAAAACTGCGGGTGTAGTCACTCTAAACCTAAGAAGATGAAAGCTGGGGGTAAGGTCTTTAAGTCTCATATGATGTATGATATGGAGACAGGCAAAGGTGTAAAAGCCCCTACTATGGCTAAACATTTAGAGCTTAAGAAAAAAGGTTATGGTCATACTAAACCTAAAAAGATGAAAGCCGGAGGTACTGTAAAAGATGCGTGCTATAAAAAAGTAAAGGCAAGTTATAAAGTCTTTCCTAGTGCTTATGCTTCTGGTGCTATCGCTAAATGTAGAAAGAAAGGTAAATAATGGCAGTCCGAAAGACAGCTAAAGGAGCCGCTTTAAAACGGTGGTTCAAAGAAGACTGGAAAGATGTAAAGACAGGCAAAGCTTGTGGTAGAAAAAAAGGTGATAAACGTGGTACACCCTATTGCCGACCTACTAAACGTGTGTCTAGTAAAACTCCAAAGACATCTGGAGAAATGACAGCAGCACAAAAGAAGTCTAGAATAGCTCAAAAGAAAAGACTTGGGCAACCGGCAGGGAAGCCACGTAGAGTAGCTTCACTTAGGCGTAAAAAGACGACAAGAAAGAAAGCATGATGGCTACCAAAGAATTTATAATTAGTATAGCCGCTTTAATCTCTGCCTTTATTGGTGGGGACTATCTTGATACAATAGAGCCAACGGTTCATACACA